GCCGATATAGCAGCGCCACGTGTTTATATCGCCTTCCCTGGCGAGGCCTAACTAAGCTGGTTGATGACATGCCTACCGGAGAGGGGAAATGATCGTAATCCCCCACGTCATCAGCATTGAGTACCTGCGCCCCGAAGACGTCAAGGCCAGTGCCCGCGTGATGTACGACATGGGACACCCGATCGACGACTGCCCATTTGAGAAAGGTTCCGATCTGGCCGTGAAGTGGCGCGAGCATTTCATTGCATGCCAACTTCATGAGGAAGGGGAGCCGGAGTGACACGCGCGCTCACCGATCGCCAGAAGAGCATCCTTGATTACATCAAGGGCTTTATCGCGAAGCACGGATTTCCTCCGACTCGCAGAGAGATCGCATCGTATTTCGACTTCACATCGATGAACGCCGCGCAGCAGCACCTAGTAGCTCTTCAATCGAAAGGCAAGATCATGCTGACGAGAGACGTGTCGCGCGGAATAAAGGTGGTCGAATGACGCAACCCGTGATCATCGGCGATGCCACGCTCCATTTGGGAGACTGCATGGAAGTTATGCGTGGTATGGCCGATGCCAGTGTCGATGCGATCGTCACCGATCCGCCGTACCACCTTAAATCGAATAGTGGTGGCCCGACCGGTACCGGCTTGAATTCGCCGCATGCGCGCTCGAAGGCTGGTGCGTCTCGTGGTGGCTTCATGGGGCAGGAATGGGACGGCGGCGACATAGCCTTCCGGCCTGAACTCTGGCGAGAGGCGCTGCGCGTCATAAAGCCCGGTGGGCATCTGCTGGCGTTCAGCGGCACACGTACATATCACCGCATGGCGTGCGCTATCGAGGATGCAGGTTTCGAGGTGCGCGATCAAATCGGATGGCTGTATGGGTCCGGCTTTCCGAAGTCGCTGGATGTGAGCAAGGCGATCGATAAGGCTGAAGATTACAAGTTACAGGCTGCTTACCGCCGCGCGTACGTGGAAGCCGTTCAGGAAGCGGGATTAGTTCTTCCGGGGAATACCCGGCACGATTGGACCATCGGTGAGCATGCTCCAGGCAATACATGGTGGGCTGAGTTCGAGAGTTGGTTGCCGGGATTGAGCTACAACGAGCGTGAGAAGATCGAACGTATAGTAATCGGCAAAGGTTTTAAACCGAGGCCGACGTACCATACTCAGGACATTGGCGGCAACGCAGTCAAAAGCGAGTACGACATCATCGCGCCTGTAACTGAAGCCGCTCAGCAATGGCAAGGCTGGGGCACCGCACTTAAGCCAGCATGGGAGCCGATCTGCGTCGCGCGCAAGCCGCTCATCGGAACCGTTGCGGCGAATGTGCTGCAGTTCGGTACCGGTGCGCTGAACATCGATGCCTGCCGTATTTCAACGGATGAAGAGCTGCGTTCCGGTACCGGCGGCACGTGGGACAAGATGCATGAGCATGAAGGCCGTAGCCGTGACGGCGAGCTGAGCGCGGAAAAGCGCTATGGCGATAAAGGAGGTACGAATTTCGCCATGAAACCCGGCGTGCGCGGTGGGAATTCTGCCGGCCGCTGGCCTGCGAATGTTATCCATGACGGCAGCGACGAGGTAATGGATGCGTTTGCGCAATTCGGCGATCGATGCGTAAGTGGCAGTGCTAAAAATGGCACAAGGAGCGAAGCCGTTGCGGGTGGTCAGGTATTTGCCGGTCCACGCGGGCAGGGGCCACTTTACAACGACGCGGGTACTGCGGCGCGCTTCTATTACTGCGCCAAGGCAAGCCGCCATGATCGGAACGAAGGATGTGAATCCTTCGAGAAAAAGCCGCTCAACTGGTCTAGCGGTACGCAGAATCCCGGTTCCTTCCAAGCCGAAGGCACTGACAAGACCTCACAAAACTTTCATCCGACCGTCAAACCAACCGACCTGATGGCATACCTTTGCCGTCTCGTGACGCCGCCGGGCGGCATCGTTTTCGACCCGTTCATGGGTTCCGGCTCAACTGGCAAGGCATGCGTGCGCGAGGGATTTCGCTTCATCGGCATCGAAAAAGAAACCGACTATCTGGCGATCGCCAAAGCACGTATCGAGCATGAAGCCAAAAAGCCGCGACAAGCCGGATTGTTTGACGTCCATCCGGTAGATAGCGTAATCCCCCAGCCTGCCAGTTTTGATGCGCCGGCGGAAGCCCATATTGATACCGCTCAAGCGCAAGGCGAGGCGGCATGAGCGACGAATACAAAGCCACGACCTTTCTGACTGGCGATGTTCAACGCCAACAGGCCAAGCGGCACATCGACGAGGCTCGGTTACGCGAATTGCTGTCATACGATGAAAAAACAGGAATTTTCACCAGACTTGTTGCCGCGTCCAATTCGCCGGTCGGCTCCATTGTTGGTTGCGCGTCCAAGAACGGATACCTTCGCTGTCGCCTTGACGGGCAACTCTATTACCTTCATCGGGTTGCATTTCTCTATATGACAGGGAGTTGGCCAACTTCGGATATTGATCATATTGATGGGTGCAAGGCAAATAATAGTTGGGCCAACCTCCGACATGCCACAAGAAAACAAAACACTCAAAACATATCCTCGCATACGTCTTCAATTTCCGGTGTGCGGAATGTTTATTTCGACAAGCCGTCTGGAAAATGGCAAGTGAAAATCCAAGCAAATGGGCGTTCGCACAGCTTCGGTTATTACGCTGACCTTACAGAAGCGGAAGCGGTTGCACGTAACGCAAAGCGCCAACTCCACACATTTTGTCCGGAGCTGCGGCGATGAAAGTCTTTTACCTTAGTCATGACGATGCCAGAAAAGGCTGCGCGCGATATGTCATGGAGGCTCCCGCTGGCTGGCGGGTTGAGTTTAAAGAGCCAAACCGCAAAGTGGAACAGAGCGATAAATTCCACGCCATGATCGGCGACATCGCGAAGCACTGCACGTTCATGGGCAACCACCTCGATGCCGAGGACTGGAAACGCCTACTGATCGACGCTTACGTTCGAATCAAACGCGATGAGGCTCACGCTGCCGGTAAGCCAGATCCATTCCACGATCAGGGCCGCGTACTGCCGAGCCTCGATGGCACCGGCTTCGTGCAACTCGGCGTTCAATCGCGCGGCTTCTCTAAAGCGCTCGCATCCGAATTTATTGAGTACCTATATGCCTATGGCAGCGAGCAGCGCGTTGCATGGTCGGAATCATCCAAATCGGTATATGAGATGCAACGGAGGGCAGCGTAATTATGCCGATCAAGCCCGAAAACAAAGCGCGCTATCCGGCTAACTGGAAGGAAATTCGTGCAGCGATTCTTGCGCGGGCAAATGGCGAATGCGAAAAGTGCAAAGCGCCAAATGGCAGCCCGATTGCGCGTGGCCTGGGTCGTTTCGCCGATACATACATGATAGACAGCGGAGACATCTACAGCGCTGAAGATGGGGAATATCTGGGGCGCGTCAGGCATTACGAATACGAATGTACCGATCAGTGGATCATGGTCGTACTGACGATCGCTCACCTTGACCATACGCCAGAAAACAATGATCCAGCGAATTTACGGGCATGGTGCCAGCGCTGCCATCTGCGTTACGACGCCGAACACCACGCGAAGAACTCCAGGGAAACGCGGCGGGCTCGTAAAGCCATCGGAGACCTATTCGCATGATGCTGATCGAGCAGCCCTTCTTGATCGGTGGTTCCACGTGGATCGAAGTCCGCGACGGAAATCACACTGCGCGCGCAATATTCGACCGCCATTATTCGCGCCATCACTACAAGGATGGGCGCAATCAAGACAGGTTCGTCGGCCCGGGCGAGCGCATGGTGCTTCTCACACCGTGCGCGCGGGCGCTGCTTGTCTGGCGGAAGTTCATCAGCAAAGACCAACAGGACGGCATCAACTGCGCGATCTTCAGGAATGAAGGCGCAGGCCTATCCAGTTCGCTGCTCATCGACGGCATGGCCGCAGCTTGGAAGCGCTGGCCAAGGCAACGTCTCTACACCTACGTCAATCCGCGTGCCGTCCGCAGCCCGAACCCCGGCTATTGCTTCATTGCGGCTGGCTGGCGGAAATGCGGCATCACGAAGAGCCGGAAGTTGCTGGTGTTGGAGGTGATGCCATGACACGCATTTGGCGCACCTACGAAAAGGAATCTCTTGATTGGGCATGGCTCGATGAGATCGAAGTCGGCGACATACTCCTCTCAGGCAGCGGCGTTGAGCGTGTGGTCCGTTCTGCCAACTACTTCAAGCCACGTGACCGTTTCGGACGTGGCGGGAAACTCTACGGCATAACGTTCGTGATTCAAAAATGCTCTTGGACGCATCGATGCTACACGATGCTGACGCGGGCCGATCTCAAGACGCGAAAATTCACGCCAACCGGGAAGAAAAAGCAGACTGTTGACCTCATCGACAAATTAATCGCCCACGACATTCTTTACCACGATATTGACAAGCAGCGTTTGGATTGCTGCGCGGTGAAAGGGATTCGATGAAATCCTCCTCGATCACGCGCACCTCCCCAATGAGCCGCCAGAAAGCCGCCCTGAAGTCAGGCGAGAAGAAACTGCGTGCGCGCAAGTGCTCGGTCAGGGGTTGCAAAGAGCCGGCAACGACATTCACCGGATTAAAAGGGTGGTGCTCCCCTGAACACGGCGCTGTACTCGGGTTGGAGGCGATCGCCAAAAAGAAGCAGCAATCGGCAAAAGAAGAGCGTAAGTCCGACAAGGTCCGCAAGGAAGCGCTCATGGGTTATTGGGATTGGATCGCCGCCGTGCAGGAGGTGTTCAACCGTTACATCCGCTTGCGCGATGCCGGAAAGCTTTGCATCGATTGCGGCAAACCATTCGAGCCTCAGAAATTCGGCGGATCGATGGATGCCGGTCACTACCTGAGCCGCGGCAGCGCGCATCACCTCCGGTTCGACGAGCGTAACGTCCACGGTCAGCGGAAGAACTGCAACCGCCCAGGCGGCGCCACGCGCGAGGCCTTCCGTAATGGAATGATCACCCGCATCGGCCTTGAAGCCGTTGAGGCCCTGGAATCGGATCAGGCGTCGCGCGAATGGACGATTCCCGAACTGAAGGCGCTCAAGGCGCATTACCTCGAGAAGATCAAGCAATTGAAAAGAACAAGGGGAGACGCATGCTGACCGCTGAAGACGCGCGCGAACTCGCTGCAACACTCGCCGAACGCAATCTTTTCCCCACGATTCGGGAGGAAATCGAACGCGCACTGTTTGCCTATTACAAAGAATTGCTCTATCGGCCGCCGCATCCGCCGATACCGGCCATCAGGAGGATGTGGTAATGGCTGGTGAATGGCTCAAGCTCGAATGCTCCACACCGGACAAGCCGGAAACCTTTGCCATTACAACGCATATGGGATGGGACGATCCTGACTTGACGGTCGGCAAGCTATTCCGCGTATGGCGTTGGTTTGATCAGCAAACCATTGACGGTAACGCTCGTGGCGTTACAACTGCATTACTAGATCGTATCGCGGGCGCTACAGGATTCGCACAAGCCATGATCAATGTTGGGTGGTTGCGCGTCGAGGAAGGCGGAATTGCGCTTCCAAATTTTGAAAAACATAACGGTGCGACTGCGAAAAGCAGGGCGCAAACCGCCAAAAGGGTAGCAAATCATAGGGCTGAGAATCAATGTAACGCTCCAAACGTTACGGATGCGTTAGCTAGAGAAGAGAAGAAAAGAGAAGAATTAAAACCTAAGGAAGCTAACGCTTCTGTCAACTCGGAGGCTGGCGCCTCCGAGATTGACGCGGATGACAGCAATGCAACTCGAAAGGTAACGCCTAAGAGCGGGGAGTCGAACACTGCATTGCCGTCGTGCCCGGTCGGAACGATCGTCAACCTGTACCACCAGCACATGCCGGAAAATCCGCGCGTGCGTGTGCTCGACGATGCGAGAAAAAAAGCCATTGGTGCTCGCTGGAGGCAGGCCGCAAGGCTTGAGTGCAAGCCGTTCGGCTATGCGACCGAATCCGATGGTATTGCTGCGTGGGAAAGATTTTTCATCGTCTGCGCAAGCTCGGCTTTCCTGACCGGGAAGGCAAAACCGCAACCAGGGAAACCTCCATTCCTCGCGGACATCGATTTCCTGATGTCGCCAGCCGGCTTCAAGAGCTGTCTCGAAAACAAATACCACCGGGAGGCGGAATGAACGCGCCTATCGAAACGTTGCGCGTGCCGCCGCATTCGGTAGAGGCTGAGCAATCAGTTCTCGGCGGTCTTTTGCTAGACAACTCCGCGTGGGATCGTATCGCTGATTTCTGTGGTGCTGATCAGTTTTATCGCTATGACCACCGAGTTATTTTCGAACATATTGTCAGGCTGATCAACAACAGCAAGCCAGCCGACGTGATCACGGTGTTCGAGTCGCTCGGCAGCGTGGGCAAGGCGGAAGATGTCGGCGGACTGTCCTATTTGAATGCGCTGGCGCAAAACACTCCGTCCGCTGCAAATATCCGGCGCTATGCCGAAATTGTGCACGATCGCGCCCAGAAACGAGAAATCATCATCCAGTGCGATCAGGTCAGCGACATGGCTTTCAACAGCCAATTCGATGCATCTCAGTTAATCGACCAGTTATCGACCAAGTTCGAAAGGCTCACGCAGACTCCCGCGCAACAGGAGCCGGAACGCGTTACCGACAACCTAGCCAAGATCATCGAAGACATCGATGCCCGCTACCACGGCGCAGAACCAGACTGCATCCCAACGGGGTTCACCGACTTGGACAGGATTCTTAACGGTGGCCTGGAACCAGGAAATCTCATCATCGTTGCTGGAAGGCCGAAGATGGGGAAGACGAGTTTTGCCATGAATATCGCAACCAACATCGCAGCAAGAGGTGGCGTAGTAGAGGTCATTTCCATGGAAATGATGATCAAGCAGCTGCACCAGCGTTTGCTATCCAGCGTTGGTGGAATTCCACTGAATCACATCATCGATGCAAAGAAATTCCGAGATGAAGACTGGCCTCGTTTGACGCACGCCATCGGAAAATTGAACGAGATGGAACTGTATCTCGATACTCAACCAGGTTTGACGCTGATGCAAGTGCGCACCAAGGCTAAGCATATCAAGCGAAAGATGAAATCGCTAGATTTGCTAGTGATCGATTACCTGCAACTCATGAGCGGTGATGGCGACAACCGTAACTCTCAAATAGAAGTCATTACCCGCGGGTTGAAATGCTTGGCGAAGGAATTAGGTGTTCCCATCATCCTTCTATCTCAGCTTAACCGTGAACTCGAGAAGCGCCCTAACAAACGTCCGCTCCCTTCTGATCTTCGAGATTCAGGCGCCATCGAGCAGGACTGCGATTTAGCCATTTTTCTGTATCGCGATGAAGTCTACAACCCGGATTCTGATCACAAGGGCATGTGTGAGGTCAACGTCGCCTTGAATCGACAAGGCGCATCCGGCGTTGTGCCTTTGGTGTACGTCGGCGAACAGACCAGATTCGAGGACTATGCGCATGCGTCCTCTTGGCATCCGGCCCCGCCGAAAACCAAGCCGGTCAGAAATCGGGGGTTTGCAGATGATTGAGAGGATCGGTCGCTACAACCTCACCAATCTATCCGACTGCGTTCGACTGGTGAGGGATAGCCGGCCGCACCGGCAAAGGCAGGAGGCAATGCTGGCGGTGATCGAAAGAACGCCTGGTGCGCCCAAGCGAGACGAAATTTTGAAGGCACTGGAAGTGGGGATAAGGGATGGAAATAGTTAAGCGCGAACGAAAGAGTGCCAGAAATCTCGTGCAAGACCACCTTGCAATGCCGAGTTATAACCCTGCGCGGCTGCTCGACATGCTCCACGAGGTAATGCAGGTAAAGACGGACTATGAACTAGCGATCGCGCTTGAGATAGAGCGTCCAATGATATGCAGGCTTCGTCGTCGGCAAAAGTCGCTCACGGCTGGGGTCCTGTTGCGGATGCATGATGTTACTGGGCTGACGATCGAGAACATCCGAGACTTGGCTGGTATCCCAAACCCGAGGTTCGATTGATGGATGAAGAGATAGATCTCCGGCGCCTGAATTTAATCAGGGAAGGCAAGGAAAAAAGCAGGGTACTTCCGCAGCATAGTTATG